AGGTATAGGTGTTACATTAGTTTTTGTAGATTCAACACAAGGTTGGTTAGTGACAGATTCAGGTTTACAAACTGATGCTCCTACAGCATTATTTGTTACAGCAACAGGTGGAACTGTATCAACTGTGTGTACAAATTTTAAAGTGCATGTATTTACTGGACCAGGAACTTTTTGTGTTTCAGAAGCAGGAAACGCTAATGGTTCAAATACGGTAGATTATTTAGTAGTCGCAGGAGGCGGTGGTGGAGCAAACCAACACTCTGGTGGTGGTGGAGCTGGAGGAGTAAGAGTTTCTCCAGGATCAGCGTCAGGTTGTTGGACAGCAAGTCCTCTAGGGGCTTCTCCAGCAGTAGCTTTACCTGTTTCTACACAAGCATATCCAATATCTGTTGGGGGAGGTGGTACTGGAGGAACAGCGCCTGTAAATAGCGGTAACGGTGGAGATGGAGTTGCTTCAAGTTTTTCAACAATAACTTCCACAGGTGGTGGCGGTGGAGGAGATTATGCTAGTGGACCTAACCCTGCTGATGGAAATACCGGAGGATCAGGAGGTGGTGGCGGTTCTGATACAGGTTCAGGAGGAGCAGGTAATACTCCTTCAGTAACTCCTCCTCAAGGTAATAATGGTGGTAATGGAGCAGCGCATAGTACTGGTGGTGGTGGCGGTGGCGGCGGTGGTGGATCCGCTGCAGTTGGTGCTAATTCTGTTGCAGGCCCAAGTGGTGGCGCAGGAAACGGTGGTGCTGGTGTTCAAATTAATATATGTGGAAATAACTATTACTGGGGTGGCGGTGGTGGTGGTGGAACAATTCAAAATGGTACAACCGGTGCTGGAGATGGTGGTATTGGTGGTGGTGGTGGTGGTGGAGCAGCTCCTCCAGGAACTGCACCTAAAATAGGTAGTGGTGGTGGATCTGCAATAAATGCTGGTGGAGATGGAACATTTGGACCTAACCCTGGCCCAGGAGGACCTGGTGGTGCAGGTGGTACTAATTCTGGTGGTGGCGGAGGCGGTGCTGCATCATGTGGATCATGTGGTGGTGCAGGTGGTTCTGGCGTAGTAATAATTAGGTATAAATTTCAATAGTTGAATGGTAATTAAAATTAATATATAAGGAGAATATTATGGCACATTTTGCAAAACTAGGAGCAAACGGAAAAGTTATATCAGTATTAACTTTAGATAATAAGGATATGTTAAACGCTGATGGTGTTGAAGATGAAACAGTAGGTCAACAATATTTAGAATTACACAATAATTGGCCTGCACAAATGTGGATTCAAACATCTTACAATACACAAGGCAATCAACATAAATTAGGTGGCACACCTTTTAGAGGAAACTATGCAGGTATTGGTTTTGAATGGGACGAAGATAATCAAATCTTTTGGGGTAAAAAACCACATGCATCTTGGGTAAAAGATATTGCAACTGCATCTTGGAAATCACCAATTGGAGATCCTCCTGCAATAACAGAAGAACAACGAACAAATATGCAATTTTATGTTTGGAATGAAGAGGGCCAGTCTTGGGACTTGACAGACCCACCAGCGTAAATTACAAAGGTATGTGGTATGCAAAAGAAAGTATTATCTGAAATAGCATTATATTATGGTGATGTAACGATGCCTAAAGATTGGGACATTGATCGAGATAAATTACAACAAGACATATTAACTTCAAATGTTACAGATTCACCTTTTCCATTTTCAAAAGAATGGGACAAATTAAATACTTATATAAGAGAACATATAAATTTAAATTATAATTTTACTTTAGTTAACAAACAAGTTTGGGGTAACATGTATAAACCTCAAGAAACAACCATACCTTTACTAAATATAGATCCTGTAGATCTACGTAATTCACCAGACTATACATTATTGTATGGTGTAAATGTTAAAAATTGTATAGTTAGAATACATTATGAAGATAATAGACGTAAAGGCAGATCTTGGGATATAGAACTTACAAATAATAAATTTATAATGTTTCCATCAACTTGTATGTATTACTTAACTAATAATCAAAAAGATAATTTAAATTTTGTAAAAACTATAACGTATGAATATATCTAATTATTACTGGTATTTTAGTGGTGCATTAACACCTAGATTCTGTGACGATGTCATAGCATATGCTAATAAACAAAAAGAAGTTATGGCTAGAACTGGTGGCTATGGTGATAAAGAATTAAATAAAGAAGAAGTTAAAAATTTACAAAGAAAAAGAAAATCAGATTTAGTATGGTTAAATGATACTTGGATATATAAAGAATTACACCCCTATGTTCACGAAGCAAATAAAGCAGCTGGTTGGAACTTTGATTGGGAAAGAAGTGAATCTTGTCAATTTACAAAATATAAATTAAATCAATATTATGATTGGCATTGTGATAGTTGGGACAAACCTTATGATCGTAAAGATGTAAACCATCCTGAACATGGTAGAATAAGAAAATTATCCATGACTTGTCAATTAACAGATGGATCAGAATATAAAGGTGGTGAATTAGAGTTTGATTTTAGAAACTATGATCCACACATGCGAGATGAATCAAAACACAGAATACAATGTAAAGAAATATTACCAAAGGGATCTATTATTGTATTTCCTAGTTTTGTATGGCATAGAGTTAAACCAGTAACATCAGGCACAAGATATAGTCTTGTGGTATGGCATTTAGGGAGGCCTTTTAGATAATGTTTATAAATAGTTATTTTCCAACTGTAATATGGAGTGAGGAAAAACCAGAGTTTGTTAAATCGTTAAACAAAGCTAGTAATAAATATATTGCTGATGCTCGTAAGAGAGAAAAAGAATTTATAAAAAAACACGGTGACTTTGGAAGATCATATCACTCAACACCATTAACACGTGATAATGATTTTTTAGATTTTAGAAATTACATTGGTCAAAAATCTTGGGAGTATTTAGATCACCAAGGTTATGATATGTCAAAATACACAACTATGTTTTCTGAATTATGGGTGCAAGAGTTTGCTAAAAAAGGTGGTGGTCATCATTCAGCACACATACATTGGAATCAACACATATCAGGTTTTTATTTTTTAAAATGCAGTGATAAAACATCATACCCAGTTTTTCACGAACCGAGAACCGGGGCAAGAACAACCAAACTACATATGAAACCAGATTTAAAAGGTGTGTGGGCAGGTCACGAAAACTTTCACATAAGACCTAAACCAGGAACATTAATTATATTTCCAGGATACTTAGAACACGAATTTGCAGTAGACTTTGGTATTGAACCATTTAGATTTATACATTGGAACATACAAGCAGTACCAAAAGAAATGGCTAAAGATGTCGTTTAAAAAAAATAAATATACAATTATTAAACAAGCAATATCTAAAGACCTTGCAACGTTTATTGCAAACTATTTTAGAATGCAAAAACAAGTTTATGATACTTGTAAAGCTGCTAGATATTTTTCACCATTTGAAAGTATATTAGGTTTCTATGAAGAGCCAGATGGGCAAATACCAAATACATATTCTCAATATGCAAATATGGCTATGGAAACTTTATTGCTTAAATGTCAACCAGATATGGAAAAAGCAACTGGATTAAAATTATATCCTGCGTATACTTATGCAAGAATATATAAAAAAGGTGATGAATTAAAAAGGCATAAAGATAGATTTTCTTGTGAGATATCTACAACTATGAATCTAGGTGGAGATGACTGGCCTATATATTTAGAACCATCTGGAGAAGTTGGTAAAAAAGGTGTTAGAGTAAATTTAAAACCAGGAGATATGCTGGTTTATTCTGGCTGTGAGCTAGAGCATTGGAGAGAAAAATTCAAAGGCAAAGAATGTGTACAGGTTTTTCTGCATTATAATAATCGTAAAACTCCAGGAGCAAAAGATAATATGTTTGACAAGCGTCCACATTTAGGTCTTCCTTCTTGGTTTAAACGATGATATAATTCTTAGATGGGGGCAGTACACCACCACATACCTACTGTCCCCTTTTAAGGAATTTTATGAGTTTAGGATTTGACGCAATAGCAGCATTACCTTTTGCTACATCAGGACCAGATACAGATGTAGCTGTAGTTGTAACGGGTAATCAATTAACAATTACTATTGGAAGTGTGGGTATTATAGCGGATGCTGTTACAGAGGACGCTACACCTAATCCATTAACTTTAGGTCTTGGTACTCTGAGTATTACTGGTCAAGCAAACATAAGTGTTACAGCTAACCCATTAACATTAGGTGTTGGCACCGTTACAGTTACAGCAGATGCTACGGCTTCTCCTACAGCAAATCCATTGACGTTAGCCACTGGAAATGTTACAATCACAGGTACGGCACTTGTAAGTCCTAGTGGGGTACCACTAACGGTAAATACAAAAGAGCCTGGTATAATTACATGGAACGAAATAGTTCCAGGAGCAAACATGGTTTGGACACCTATAGATCCGAGTTAAAATTATGGCATCAACATTTTCATCAGATTTAAAATTAGAAATAGTAGCAACCGGAGAAAAAGCTGGTCTTTGGGGCACTATTACAAATACTAACTTACAAATTTTAGAACAAAGCGCTAGTGGTTATCAAGATATTGATATGGCTGGTGCAAGTGTAACTTTACTTTTATCAGATGGTGCAACATCAAATGGTAAAAACTTTTATTTAAAACTATCTGGAACTTTAGCTGGTGACAGAACTTTAACAATGCCATCAGGATCTGAAAGAGTTTGGATCATAAGTGATGAAACAGTTAGAGGAACATCTAATAGAACATTAAGTGTTTTAACAGCCAGTGGTACATCTCAACCTGTTCCACCAGGATCAACTTTACTTTGTGTCTCTGATGGTACAAATACAACAACAAGAATTATAGAAAAAGGTTATGCAACTATAACAGATTCTAACTCACCTTACGCAGCTGTAGCAGGAGCACAAATTTTTGCTAACACAACAGCTAATCCTATAGAAATTGATTTACCTTCATCTCCAGCGGTAGGAGATGAAATTACTATTATAGATACTAGAGGTACGTTTAACTCAAACAATTTAACTATTGATAGAAATGGTCAGCCTATAAATTCAGGAACATCTAATCTAGTTTTAAATACAAACGGACAAGCTATAACTTTAGTTTATGTAGATGCGACTAGAGGTTGGGCTTTCAAAACAAACACAGCATAGGAGCTAACATATGGCTCTAACCAAAATTAAATTCGCACCTGGAATTGATAAACAAGATACATCTGTTGGCGCTGAAGGTCGTTGGGTTGATTCTGATAATGTAAGATTTAGATATGGCCTACCAGAAAAAGTTGGTGGTTGGCAATCTCTATTAACAGATACAATAGTTGGTGTGGCTAGAAAAATGCTACCATTCGTAGATAAAGAAGGAAATAGATATGTGGCTATTGGCACAGATAAATTTTTACTTGTATATTTTGAAGGACAACTTTTTGATGTTACACCTTTAAAAGCTGATATTACTGGTGCAACACTTTCAACAAATTCCACAACAACAGTTACAATAACAACTTCAGCTGCACATAATATAAATGTAGGTGATATAGTTTTATTTGATAATGTTACTTTACCAAGCGGTACAGGATTCTCAGCATCAGACTTTGAAGATAAAAATTTTCAAGTTATTAGTGTTCCAAGTCCAACAACTTTTACAATTACAATGGGATCAGCTGCAACCGGCACAGTATCTGCTGGTGGTAGTATAACTTTAAAACCTTATGAACCTGTTGGCCCAGCTGCACAATCTTATGGTTATGGATTTGGTATTGGAAACTATGGCGGTACAATTACAGGTGCTCTACAAAATGATTTAGATGGAGCGTTGAGCGCGGATACGCAAGGTAATAATGGATCAGCTACACAAATTAGATTGACGTCAACAACAGGTTTTCCAAGTCCATCAGGTACAATAGCTGTTGGTAATGAATTAATAACTTACACAGGTGTTGCAGGTAATGAGTTAACAGGTATTACTAGAGGTGCATTAGGCACAGCAACTCCAGGCACATCAAATGGTCAAGCCCATAGTGATGCTGCAACAGTAACTAATGCAACAGATTTTACAGGGTTTGGAAGTGCAGTAGAAGCATCTACGGTTATATTAGAACCTGGACTTTGGTCTTTAAGTAATTTTGGTGAAGTGCTAATTGCAACTATATTAAATGGTAAAACATTTACTTGGAATGCAGGGATTGCAGCTAGACTTACAACAAGAGCATCAACAACAACATCAGGATTTGCAACTAACAATAACCCCACAGCAACAAGATCAACTTTAGTTTCTCCAACAACAAGACACTTAATTCATTTTGGAACTGAAACAACTATTGGAAATACAGGAACACAAGACGATATGTTTATAAGATTTTCTGCAGATGAAAGTATTAATGAATATACAGTTGAAGCTACAAACACAGCAGGTACACAAAGATTACAAGATGGCACAAAAATTATGGGTGCATTAGTTGCAAAAGAAAATATTCTAGTTTGGACTGATAATGCACTTTATACAATGAAGTTTGTAGGTGCACCATTCACGTTTGGTTTTGAACAAGTAGGTACGAACTGTGGTTTAATTGGACAAAACGCAGCTATTGAAATAGATGGTGTTGCATATTGGATGGGTAACAATGGTTTCTTCTCATTTGATGGTACGGTCAATACATTACCTTGTTCTTTAGAAGATGATGTCTATGACAATATTGATACTACAAAAGGTCAACAAATAAATGCGGGCATTAATAATTTATTTACAGAAGTAACATGGTGGTATCCAACATCAGGTTCTGATTTTAATGATAGGTATGTGGTTTATAATTATGGACAAGACAATGCTAGATTACCTATGGGTAATTGGTATGGCGGAACAAATACTAATTCAATTAGAACAACTTGGATTGATTCTTTAACTTATCCTAAACCTTACGCAACAGCTTATAATAGTTCAGCTACAGGAACTTTTCCAGCTGTAGTAGGTGAGACAGGATTAGGTCGAAGTGTATTATTTGAACATGAGATTGGAACAGATCAAATTAATCCTGATGGTAGTACAACAATTT